GGGTATCTATACACTTTACATTTTCCACGAAAAAACCCCCATCACCTTTCTGGTGTGGAGGTTTAATCTATATTTAGTAATTTTTATTAACCCATATTCTGTGAATATTTATATCTTTTATAAAGTTATAATTTGTAACAGTCATATACGCGTTAATTTCTTTTTCAAATTTTTTCAAGTAGTTATATGAATCTTTGACATAACAATGTAATTCGCTTGTTGTGTTTACTTCCATAATTTCTACAAAGTCATTGTAATCAAGTAGTGATAATAAGTCAATTAGTTTCATTTCTATCATTCTTCTCCTTATCTTCCTCTTTATTATATCATAGTTTTATTTAATCGTCAACTATTTTAACTTTAAATTCTTTTAATAACTCACACGCGTATTCATATTGTAAGTCATTTGTTAGCATTTTAATACTGCACATTTCTATCACTTTATCTGTCAAACACACTCTAACAATCAAGTTAGGAAGTTTTTCATTAAGCAAAAATCCATTAACTCCGTTATACTCGTTTATATACCATGAAAAATCTATTCCGTGTTCACTTAATAGTTTTTTGCTAACGCTTAGCATTTTTATATGTTTTTCATTAATCTTCATTATTATTTTTCCTTTCTACATTTATTTCTACACAATATATTGTTGTAATTGCCATAATAGCAACACAACACACTATTGTCAAACACATAATATCCATTATTTTTCCTCCTAAAGATAATCTTTGCACACCTGTTCACATAAGGTTTATTGTTGTATTAGTGTGCTAACGAAGTTAGTTTTAAAGCAACCGCATCCGCCACTTCTTATTGTTTTCTTTACAATATCATAATAGTCTTCAAATTGAACATAATAACAGGCGTCACTTTTTACCCACTCATGCTTAGCGCAAATTTTTAAAAATTCAAAAAACGTTTTTCTTGTTACAACTTCGCCGTTAATGTAATAGTTTCTTTTTAATTTCATTTTCATTCTCCTTTTCAACTTCTAAAATCTTTAGCACGCGCATCAGTCTGTTTAACTCATCTATGCGAATTAGTATGTTGTTGCGCATTGTGTTGTCTTGCTCATACATATTAATCATTGTTTCCAAACCATCAATTCTTGCTCTTATCGCATACTTAATACTGTCATATGTTCCCATTGTATCATCCTCTTTCTATCTCCACCACAAAGCTAGAAACAGTAATATAATTACTGTTTCAGCGATAAACCATAATGCGTATTTCAATAATTTCATCTTATTACTTCGCTCCAGAAAGTATGTCCATAGCTGTATTCGCTTCCGCTTCTTATTTTTTGTTTAACATAACCATAATAGTCTTCAAAACACGCCCAACTGTCGTGAGGTTCATTATACCAGTATTTATATGCATTGTTTTCTAAACATTTGAAGAATGTGCGTTTCTTGGCTTGTTTGCCGTCAATGTAATATTCTCGTTTCATTTTATTGCACCTCACTTTCATCAATATCGATTCCTATTATAATCATTTTATGATAGGGTCGATTTATGCGTTTTGCTTCTTTTACAACGATACTAGGTGTAACGCAATCAAATATTTCTTTTGGAGTTCCTGAGAGAATGTTAATACCGTGATAAAATACAGCAACAACATCGATACTTTCTTTTATATGAAGTTCATATGTGTATTCCTTAAGTGTAATATATTTCATTTCTTTTCTCCTTTAAGGGGTTACCTTTATTACACTTATATTATAACAAAAGAAGACTAAAAAGTCAACTACTTTTTAGCCTTAATTTCAAATTTATCATTCATTAAAACTACACCCCCCTTTACTTGGTGACCTATTAACTTTTTGTCAGATTTAAAGCCAACTTTGAAAGCGTCATAAGTTAATATATCTTTTATTTTATCTGGCATTCCTGCGCACTTAACTTCAAGCAGATACATTCTTCCCCTTTCATATCCAAAGTGCGGTGGTTTTTGTTCTACAAAATCTTTCCACGGCATACCGCTTTCTTTATGCTCTTTTTCATATTCTTTTACTTTAGATAACCATTTCTTTTTTTCTTTGTTTGTTTTGCATATAACTTTATCAATATAAGTTTTTTGACGTAAATATTTTGCTCCTATATTGTATGTTTCGACTTTCCAGCAATCTAGGTGCGTATCATGAATTTTTATGCTTTTAGGTATATGCCACCCAATCATATGTACGCTGTCAGTGTCGACATAAATGAAACGGTCTTTGTCAGATTTATAATTTATATATGATTCGTTAACTTTGTCTATTGTACTGATTATGTCATACCTAGACCATGCAGTAATAAATATTGCTAGCGGTAAATATATAGGGTCTTTTATTGTTACATCCTCTACTTCAACAATCTCACCGTCTTCTTTAAATTCTGGATGAGTTGGAACGCGGAATTTTAGCACATCATTAAGCAAATAAGGTTCTTTTTCTTTTACTTCTGGATTCGTCCCAAACTTCCCATATAATGCATTCATTCGTAGTTTAGCCATAAGCCTTTTCACCCCCTCACTTGTTTCCTTTGTTTTCATCAGAGAATTTATATAATCGTTAAAAAATTGTCCTTTTGCTGTTTTAAAATAAAAACCATCCAAGTACTCAATATCATATACGTTGTAGTGTTTAAAGAATATTTCTAGGTCTGGTGATGGTAACCACAATTCAACTTGCTCGTCTATATAATCATCTATTCTACTGTGCTCTAGGTATTCCGTATCACAGTAACGTACAGTTTTCTTTATCTGTATTGTTGGTATATATCTATCTTTTACATCAAATCTACATAAGAAGTGTTGGATATAACATTTACTATCACCAGTATATTCCCCCTCAAAATAATTGGGAAGTCCGTATGGCATTTCCCTTGTGCACATCATAGACGGGTGCATACTATTTTTATCTATATTACAGCATATTCCAATTTGTCCGTTTTCTGAAATTTTGGCATATTTTTTGTTTACATATACGTACCCTCCAGCATATGATTTACGTAGCATTTTATCTGTAGCATGGTCTAAAACTGGGAAAGTATTTTGTAAATTGTTTTTCTCCTCCTATATTTTCTTTAAAATTTGCTAATGTATCACTTCCTGTTGTCATCTTCTTAAATCCCTCTTCAAATAACATTTTTAATGCCCTAGCAAGTATAACAACATCATGCCGTAAATATTCTTTGTCTGTTTCGCTTAATACTCCGTTTTCTTCACGATAGTCATTATAATCTATTTCTAACTTTTGCATGTCTGAATCAAATCCAAAATTTTTGGCAATAGCGGAAATGCTATATGGCATTTTTTTCAAACTATCTTGTATAATTGTTTCATGTTTATTTCTACCTTTGACATCCCACACAATGTTTATTTGATACCATACTCCTTGCTTATTTATCATTGTATCGAATGTTTTAGACTCTTTTTCTTTTGACCACTTATAGCCGTTTTTAAGTAACCACCACACAATGAATGAACCGTCAAACTTTAAGTTATGAAAAAATAATACAGGCTTATGAAGCGTTTTAACATAGTCCATAAATGAATCAATAGAGGTACCGCTTACCATGTCATAATTATCATTATCGTATACTTTGCAACACCCCCATGCCCATACATACGTTCTCATACCTGCTTCTATTTGTTCTTTCGTTAAAACTAATGTTTCAAAATCACAAGCGTATGAATTTTTAATATTTGTTTTCATTTCTTACCTCTTTTTCTTGTATTTTTTATTGTAAAAATCTGTTACAGTATCTTTAAATTGATTGTAATTATCTTCTGATTCTGGGTTTCCATAAACAAAATCTATGTTTAATACCTCCGTTGTATACGCAAATTCAGCTAATTCTTTTGCGCTCATTCTTTTTATCTTTTTTATTACTTCTTTTATTTCTTTTTCGTCACCAGCATTTCCGTACTTTGTTTCTATTGATTTAATTAAATTATTTTTATATAACGTGTTCATTTTTTCAGCATATTTTTTAGTTTTCATGCGTTGCCAAGCTTTCACTTTACGTTCTAACACGCTGTTAGATTGTAATGTTTCTGGGTCAAATCTAACACTATTTAATTCTGGAAAAGCTGTTTCCCCTAGATATTTTGTTGCCCTCTGTCCATGATATTGACCTACTGTTTCTTTAACTGCTTGGCTACCTTTCTCACGTATAAAAGGTTTACTCAATATTTGTGAACGTTTTTCGGCTCTTTGCTCGTTTATTTGTTCCGCCAGTTTTTCAGCTCTTTTTATAAGCTTTCTATTAAGCCAAGCGCCTTGTTTGTTCCTATAATACCCTTTTTTCTTTTTCATAAAATAAAAAGAGTGTTTTCACACCCTTTAATACTAGAACGGCAATTCACTTTCTGGCGGATAGAATGTGATATCAGTAAAAGTATTTCCATTTGAAGTTTTTGTCTTTTTCATCAACATAGGTACTCCTTCTCTTAGTAAATCATCTACTAAATTTTCTTCTTCTACTTTAGCGATAAAGTCTTTCATTTTAGTTCCACCGTTGAAGTAATGTTTATCGTCCTCATCAACGATAAAGGCAATGAAATGTTCATAATTGTTGCCTTTCTTTTTACTTCTATGTTCGTAGTCACGTAAAGTAACAACTTTTCCAAGGATAGAATCAATTTTTTCGCCTGTTTTACCGATAAAGCTTTCTTTTGTTCCGTTCTGTTCCTTTGCTAATTCCTTTAATGTTTTCATTTTCTAATTTCTCCTTTACTAGTCTAATTCTAATTCGTACTGTTCATCATCCAATACAATAGCGGCATTTGCAATAAAAGTTTCTTCGCTCATTTCATAAGTGTTTACTTCTTCTTTAACACTTCCACTTACTACTTTAGCTTTGCATACTTCTTCAATGTCAGCAATTGCTTTTTTAACAATTTTTCTTTCGCTGAATTTTCCTACGAAATCAACTTCTTTTAAAATTGAATTTCCGTCATTTAGAAGTACATTAACTGAAGCTGTGCCAGTGATAATGCTCTTTTTCATTTTATCTCTCCTTTCCTTAACTACATCTTAATTATATCAGAAGATTTATTTAATGTCAATACTTTTAAAGTAATTTGTTTAAATCTTTTGCGTTAAAATATGCCTCCGTATCATCATAATATACGCATGCATTTTGAAACATTGTACGTAGTAATCTCATATGATGATTGTTTTTGAAAAATTGAAGCATTACTACGTTTGGTTGCATATCATCTGTAGTAAGAGCATATGTTATACTGTCATTTTTACCTACTTTGGTACTTATATATAACTTACTGTCTTTATAGTCCATCCACAAACCTAAGTGCTTTCCGTAAATATCAACGCTTGCAATGTGTATCGCTTCTGGCGTTTTATTTTTGATAAATGGAGAATCATCGTTTATAAATTCGTTATCTATCAGATAACCCCCTATTTTAGATTTTCTTTGTAACATTCCTAACTTTGTTTGTGATTTAAAGTTTATATATTCTTGGTCGGCAAAATGATGAAAAAGCAATAGACCGTCTTTGTCCTTTACAATGTCTTTATTATCTATTCTTTTTGTATATCCCCAGTAAACACAATGTGGGTTATTCATGGTAACCGAGTTAGCTAAGCACAGACACTGACATTTTTCCCGACTTCGGAAAACCGTTTCCATAAATCCAATAAGCGCGTCAACTTCGTTTGGGAGATAAAACAATTTTGACGATTTTTCAATAATAAATTCGTCAAATATAATGAGATTTACTTTATCATAATTTGTTGACTTTTTTGTTACAGCATTAGACAGGGCAACCGCTTTGCAAAATATATTTTTCTTTTTATATAGGTTTTTAGAATCTTCATTTTCATCTCCTGTACTTTTCATAATGTAAGCAGTTCTTCCTTTTACTCCTATAATGTGGTGAGGAAATTCTTTAGAAATCTCGTCAAATTGCGTGGAAAAATCCTCTAATTCACTCTTATACCTACGTAAATATATACATTGATAATCTTTATATATTTTATTTTTTATGCCTTTTACTAAACTACCGTATGTTTTGCCACCGCCACGGTTGCCTAGAACATAATTAAGTAGACAACCATGTGACAGTGTTAAGTTTGGGTTATACCACAAGACTAATCAATCTTCCAGTAAACCGTTTTTCCATCTGTAGTCCCGTAAGCGGCATAATGTTTTTTATTTGTTTTACTACTTACATACTCTAACCAATACCACCCATCAGCTTTTACAACGTTTTGATAGTTTAATTTCATTCCTGTATTGTACCAATCCCCCGTTAATGCGGAATTATCAAGACTAGGTTTGTTACGCACACGAATGTAATCATACTTTGCGGAAGCTTTACCTTTTGATTTAATAGGTAAATCTGGGGATTTATTATCCCATACTTTAGGACGCAAGCACCCTGCAATATCGCTAACATACATAAGACCCTTGTTAACGCTTGCACTGCCATACTGATTTTGCGCTTGCAAAGTAAATGTGCTACCTTTGTTTAGCCATCCTGCGAATACTCCAATATGGGAAAGAGGTGTAAGGCTTCCGCCGTTTTTAAATACAACTACATCACCATTTTGTAAACTAGATACGGGTACCTCTTTAAACTTATCAAGAACACCGTTATTTTTACGGTTATTCCAAATATCAATAACGTATCCTGTTGAGGTACAGTTAATTATTTTACTACCGATTACAGTACATAGATATGCAAAGTAATCCCAACACTGAGCGCCATAATAACCGTCAACATCATAATACTTTCCATACGTATTTTTTAAGAAATCATTTGCTTTCATTTTTGTTCCTCGCTTTCTTCGTTTCCTTTTAATTGTTCTAAGCAATCAATAAGTTTTTGCGGCACAGGTAGTCCCATCTTAGCAGAATTTTCAACGATTGAAAGGCTTTCATTCGCAATATAAAACATTGTTACAAGTGTTCTGCAAATATAACCATCTGTTCCCATGGCTTTATCAACCTGTGCACCTACTGCCACAAGTGCAAGTATCATTACCTTTTTTGCGATTCCTTTAAATCCTATTTTACTATCGAGGTTTATTCTGTTAGCAATAACCCCCGAAATATAATCAATAATCATAATAATAATAAGGCACTTAAAAGCCACATCTATACCCCCAAAAACATATACAAAGAATGTACTTATTCCTGCCCACAAAATGTTAGCTATATCTTTATAGTTAATATTCATATAAATTACCTCTTAACTTTCTACTATTCCATCAAGCCCTCCGTTACTTACAGATGACTTATATGTGTGTGTTATTTTTGATACATTACCCAATGATACACTTCCCTCATTATATATACAATTATATAAAGTTCCCGTAGTATCATTTCCAAAACTAAACTTTGCACCTCTTGATAACGAAGCGGCATTTCTTGCTGTTACTCTACAGGAATTATGCAACTCTACGCTTGAATTTCCGACAGCACGTATCCAACCATTTCCAGATTGTCCACCAGTCATATTAGCAGTACAACCACTAAAGTCAACGTTACTTGCATCGATTGTAATTTGATAATCCCCTGTAAAGTTAAACACACAATTTTCAAATTGTACATTTGCACAGTTTTCTACAGTTACTTTTCCGTTAAAAGTTACGTTACTAATTTTTAAGTAATGCGCTCTATTTTTAATGTGCACATCTTGTTGGTATACCCCAGACGATGTTGTCCTGGATGAAATGTGCACAGGCTGAAATGAGGAGGCATAACTGATTGCAAACTGAAGATATCTAAACGGTGAATCACTTGACCCACACCCCCAGTTGGCATTAGTAGAACTTACTCTAAGCCTTTGCTCACCTAATATTCCGTTAAATTCCAATTCTGTACTTTTATCTGCCAAGCCGCTGTCGTATGGGTCTATTTCCCATATCGACCAGGAGTTATAGTCGGTAAAAACACTGTTGTTTCCATATTCAAGCAAATGTATTTTGTCACCCATAACATTAAGACCCTCATACTCTTTCGCTTCATATGTTGGGTTAACTAGATATTGATACAACAATCCGCCTGATAATTTATCTACCCTTATAGCATTACGTATAAAATCATAATCGCTGGAAGTGTTATCGCTCCATAAGGTGAATATATTGCCTTTAAAATATGCCAATCCATTAAGACCGCCCAATTTTCTCGCTTGGATTACAGGTCTTGAAATTGAAATTGAATAAACAGAAGTAAAGGAAACATCTAAACCGCTACCAGAACATTGGCAAACATGAATTTTATTATCTTCTGTTTGCACGATAATGTGCGGTGAATTACCAATTTTATTAGCAATGTTTATTTGTGATGACACCCCATTTACAGGTACTGTATTATTGATTCCTGTTGAAGCGTCATACATAATTAAATTGTTAGCATTAATTGGGCATACCATATATACATAGTTTCTACCATTTGCAGTTAAAGACGGCATATATGTTAATGAATTTCCGTGCCCCCATGGCTTTTCTTCTGTGGATTTCAATTCTAGCAAGTTATTATAACGATTTAAAACCGTCTTACTTGTACTAGCATTTCTGTTAATGGCTAAGACATTGCTCACATAATCGTCCCCATCCGTTAAATAACACCAGCCTTGAAAACTATTGCCGTCACTTGGCTTTTCAACTTGTTTTAATAATTTAAAACTTGGATAAAACGTTGGCATTTCTTTTACAGCTAATATCTTACTATTAGGATTTTCTTCGATTGTTTGGCAATCACAAATAACACGATTTGAACAAATAAATAATGATGTTAAATTGTATGTTCCTTTCGGAATATATACATAGTCATAAGTGTTTAAAATCGTGCTAATTCGATTGAACACAGGTTGAGCAGAAGCGCTTCCTGTAGGGTCTGCACCTCCATCAGTAACAACGTTCCATATCCTAGCACTTGCTTTGTTAGGAAGATTATTGTTAATAATGTTTTGAACCTGCTGTCTTGCTGTTTTATCCTTAATAGAGTATGTTCCATCTTCAAATTCTAGATTAGCTACCTCTGGCATATTACTCTACCTCCTTATAACGTTTGAAAACAAAGCTTAACGTTTCCGTTTCTGCGTTATAGTTAACACCTATTTTGATTAACCCTTGTTCGAGCCACTGCTGTAGTAAGTTACCAGCATATTCCCATAAATTATCATTTATCCACGCTACCAACTTTTCAAACTGTTCTTGCGTTAAGTTAAGCATATCAATAACGTTTGCAATCTGATAACACAAGGCGTGTAATAATTCTTTGTCACTATACGTTTTTATAAACTCCATATCATAACGAGTTATTGTATTAACCGCGCAATTAAGATTATTTGTTACTGGTCTAATGTTTTGGTCAAACGGGAATGTAGGTCTAAAATCTGCCATATCTCATGTTCCATCCTTTCATATAATACATAAGCTTCATTTTCTTTCTTTTTGTGGGTGTAGGTGGTGTAACACCTCCGTCATACTTTTTAAACACAAGTCCCATAGTGTTAACTACGGTAGTATCATTTATATACCATATATCAACTGGTTCGGCGCTGTCTTGCAAAGCATAACATGGATTCCCCATTGCGCAAGTAATACCATAGGATACAAGACCCTTATTCTGACCTTTCGCTTGGTCTAGGTGACAATGGTCTCCATATGCTTGACCTGCTATGCCTGTATGGGATATCAAATCTCCTTGTTTAAATTTTGTTGCCGACGGCGGATTTTCGTCATGCGTAAAACTAAAGCATACATAACCTATTCCGCTTGGTGTTGCAACCTCGTTATCTGATTGATACCCTCTGGTATTTCCTACACTATCTTGATATATTAAGTGACAATCACACGGAGCATATAATGGATAACGAGCACTATTCCCTATAATGTCCATAGGGTGTCCGCAACAATGCGAAAATGAATCGGGACCTGATAGCTGTGTGATATTCATTATATCACACGGGAATAAACAAACTTGATATTTCCCGTCATCAGTATTCATCTTTTGTCCTGCTTTCATTGTAGCACGTTAACCCTTTCTATTCCGTCAATTTTTAATTTTTTAAGTTCACTTAATTTTTCTACGATACAAACTTTATAAGACAACACCATTCCATAAGTAACTGAATCAGAACATTTGTCAAGAGAACGTAACGAACGATTTACTAAATAAAGTTCCTTTCTTGCAAATTTTAAAGCGTCATCTATTTTCATATCGTATGGCATTGTTTTAGGTTTGTATATCTCCATTGTTATTCCTCCTTACCATGCACAAATAAACAAATCACAACAAAACTTATATATTTCACTATAAATTCCGTTTAATTCTTCGCGGAATCGTTTATAATAATCAAAATCAACCATCATTTTTTCATCGGTTTTATTTCTATTAAAATTTCTACTACCAATATCATTGCCAGTGGTATTATTAGTACCGCTTGAGTCGGTGTTATTGGAAGAATTTATACTAACGTTATTATCTTGTGTATCTGTCATATAAGCGTTAGTATTAGTGACAGCGCTTAACGGAAAATCTCTATTAACGTTATCCGTTTGCTGTTCGCTTGCTCCTGTTACATCAGTTTTATCATTGTACGAACTATTTGAACTACTTTCATTAGTAGTATCTTCGTCAAACGTTTCACGTGAAACATACTTTTCTGTTCCGCTTATATCTTCCGTAGTAATCTTATCAAAAAATTGATTATACAACGGGAATAACTGATACATTCTATCTGCTAACATTGTCTGCCACGATAAATACGTATGCGATTCTACTGTGTCAGAAATACGATAGTTGAAGAAATGCAAGATAAAATTAACCTCAAAGTCTTCTTTAAATTTTGGGTCTATCGGATAATCGAAACCAAAAATCCTAGAACGCTGATTCCTTATCAATTCCATAAAATTTGTGTTAAAGTAATCAATGTTTTTATACCCACTTCTTATGATATCACTCACCAACAAAGTCATACACCTCTTTTTCTTCATAACCGTCTGGTACTTCTTCACCACGCACACGAATAAACGGGCTATATGAAACATCTAATTCTGAGCATTTTTCGGGAAATCTTTCCCGTGCCCAATCACGAAAAGCAATCCTTTGCTGATACATTCCGCTAATGTTTATATTTCCAGCTTCTGAAAAACTTAATCCCTCAAACTCTGTAAGGCGTTCAGACTTGTCATTCATAATAGTGTGTAACCCTACTCTTGTATCCCATTCCTGCAAATACATTTTGCGCATATTCATAAGTACATCTAAACCCTTTCCGACGTCACCGCTAATTACTGGTACCCCGTTTATTCCGTTTAGGTCTTTGTCAACTATATACCATGTTTTTGGGTCGTTTTCGTTCATAATGTTATCCACTGTACTTTTCAATGCTTGAGTACCGCTAAACAATGTTGGTCTTCTCATCTGCCTGTGGATATAATCAATAGTTCTTTCGATTTTAGCCAACCTTTCAGCAATAGTTGTTGCTACATTAAACACTGGCAGTCCTGTATTGCTATTCCAACAATAAATAAACTCATCATCATACAATAACTTACCAGTTAAGCCTTTATCGGTTGCGATATTAACTGTTCGTACTGTCACTGGCTTAAAGTAATCATCCCACGTTACCATTACATAACGAGACGCTTTTAATATCCCGTCATCATCATATAATACAAAACTTCCGTTTGCCATAAGCATATATTCTAAAATAAAAGAGGTAATTCCATCTGGCAATCCTTTCCAAACAAACAACGACATTAAATCTTCAATAAATTTATCAATATAATATGCCCATATTCTATCATTGTCCAAGTCAATTTGTATCTTACTCGCTTGCTTGTCACTTAAATAAAAAGTAGTACACTTCGATATATTACTTCGTGTCGTTAATTCGTCAAGTGTTTTCATTGCTTATCACCTCATTTTCCATATAGTTTGTTTTTACTTTTTGCAAATCGGTATGCATTAGGGTTACTCCTGCACTTACTCTATCAATGATTTTGTTAAGATATTTTGATGGTATATTCCCCGTTATGTTTGGGTCAATAGCCTTAACAAAATTAAATAACGAATGAGTAGTTAAGTTTGGAACTTTGTACCTCATAACTCTGTACCCATAACGGGTTAAATAATCATCAAATATCATTGCTTCCTGTTTGGTTATCGTTCTAGAGCGTGCCCTAAAGTCTGCCCTACCGTTAGCAAACGTAGCAGAGCCAGAAGTTGTTCCCCGTGCTGTGTCTGGAACTCGTTCCATTCTGGCGTTTTGTGACAATATTCCATTCACTGTATTTGCGCCAGAAACAAGCGCACCAGCCGCCCCACCTAACAATGAACCAGTTGCCAATGCGCCAGTGCCAAAACCAGAAATCAATGAAGAGGCAATATTGTATCTGAACTGTCCTTGATTCTGAGCGACCCATGCTTTATATGAATCGACAATATACGCACACATAGGAAAGTTATTTATCGTTAGTTTATATAAATCGTTATTAGTTTCACCCATGTAATTGTTAGGAAATGCTTCGGCTTCCATGTTTAAACCAAAAGAGAATTCTACAGTCATTTCCAGATTTTCTAAAAATTCATACTTTAATTCGAGCGTTTGACCGTTTCCGTTAGCAACTAAACAATCAACATACGGATACGTAAATAACTTATTGTTTTTAGGGACATAACCACCGAATGAAGATGGTCGTGCAGGTAAATTAAATTTAAGCTGTTTAGGTATTGCAGAATCGTTAAATAATTTCTCTGGGCACATATATAAACCGACGATAGCGTCTTCTTTACCGTGCATTTGTTCTAAAATCTCCCTTGCGCGTTGTGCGCCTGCATTACCTTTTCCGCAATCCTCATATTCGACGCCGTTAAAAATATTGCATGTTATTCTTTGATTTACATTTCCTCCGTCTGGTTTTTCGGCGTACCCTATAATAATATGATAATCAGCTGGGTTAAAGAAACCACTCCCAACCTCACTAACGGTCAACATATCTTTTATAGACAAGTTTTCATCCTCTAAATGATTCCCTATTCCATCATCTGTTACATTTTCACGTTCGACTATCATGGGATTCCATTCGATATTAAACATATATGTCTGCCACTCGTCAATAGTATAATATACTAATGTTCTTCTTTCGTTTGTGTACTGGCAATCGTCAACAAACGCATAAATTTCTTTTCCACCGTCTTCACCAAAAGACAAATACGGCACATCTCTCATAGTATTTATATCCACATCTAACGCAATCACATTCATGTCCTTAATAGGCGTTACAACCGCTGAACTTATTTTCCTAGATTCAAAATACGATTTTTGTTCAGAACGAGATTGAAACCATCTAACATTATCGTTAGACGGTTGACAATCTACATTCCTGTATAAATTAGCGAACCACATTAAGCGTCTGCAATCGTATATTCAACGGTTGTGGAAGTAACACCTGCCTGTAACTTAATTGTGATTTTTGGTTGCGTTTCAGCGGCGTCAATAGTCAATAGACCGCTTGGAGTAATAGTTGTTCCAGAATGCACTCCATCAGTGGTAATGCTGTAAATGATAGGTGCTTGTCCCTCTACTAAAGAAGCCATTAACTGAACTACTTCGCCCTTTTTAATGACGGAGTGGTCTTGCGGCTGTACAAATCCGAACTTCGGCGCGTTACCTCTAATCTGGTAAGTTACACTCTTTGTTACTGGACTTCCGTTATTTCCATCCTCAATAGTTGCGGTTACTGTGATAACGCTCGCCTGTTCATTCTGACCAACATACAACAACCCCCAAGGCTGTATCTGAGTTTCTGGTGCTGTATTACCTGTAAGCGTATAATGCACCTGTTTATTATCTCCAGCAGTAACAGGAATAGAAATCATTTCCGTATCGCCTTTGTTAAGAATAGTATTAGAAGCTGGTTTAAAATCTCCTAAGACTGAAGCAGTAACGGGTGATGATTTAAAAGCAATTACTGGATAAACAATAGAAGACGAATACGTTTCATGAACGTGCAAGAAATGAGTATCGCCCATAACAGCGCCATTGTGGTTAAAGTCACTAGCGTATAGATTAACGTAGCACCTAAACGCGTTAATATCGCCCATTAAGATTTCAACATTTTCTCCAAGGTCAACCCATGTTGGAACAGTTAACGTATGATTAGCAATAAACTCAGTTTCCTGCATATGGTAAGATGTTGCTAATACCTTAACACTCTGGAATGCTTTTGCACTGTTCTTCATAATGATAAAAATATTTTCTGGAGAAACCTCTCTTGTGAAACCTGCCACATTAAATTTATCACTTGGGAATAATAAATCTAACCCCCACTGACGAACGAGAACCGTCGTATCCTCGGCGTGTTCTTTTGTATCAAAGCCAGGAATTTCAACATAATATGCAATGTTTTCAGCGACATATTTAAACAAATTCCAAAACCAATAGTTACGGTCAATTTTGTTTGATTCTGCCGCTACGGCGAACTGCATATCCAAAAATCTTCTAAATGCCTGCTCGCTACTAAACGCACGTTTAGCCATTTCTGGGTTAATAGTTAAAGAATAACGCTCTTTTCTGTTTGGAGTGTGGAACATTTCCAAGTATTTTGGTATATACTGTTTCAGTGCGTCCTGCCACTGGATTTCTGGGTTGTATTTAACTGGCTTAATCTTGTCCATTTCGATTTCGTCAACAGCACCGCCGATTGACAAGTAATCACGCATAAGAGCCCCGTATTTATCCGTAGCTACAGCGTATCCCATTTCATATAGTCCTACTTTGTTAATAAGTGTGTAGTAAACCTGATTTCTCCAATCGTCATTTGAATTGATAATTTGTCCAATCTGCCCAAACGTAGAAGAATCAATAGTCGTATCCCCAATAGCTTTGTTAAGCTCTGGGTTATTAACCTCTCTTACTGCTAAGTTTAAAAGCTCAGCACCAGACATTTTTCCAACCTCGTTAATATCTGGCATTTTTGATAATCTTGACATAAAATCTCCTTTCACTCTTTATAAAAATAATCCTGTAATGATTTAAAATCTTTTTCCATCTTATCCTCAACATATCCCGCGCGGTTTACATCTGACAATCTGTCAACACGTTTCTTCCACACATCAATGTCTTTAGACAGTTTGGAAATCTGCTCATCTCTTTCGGCTACATCAGCACGCAAATTCTCGTTATCAGCTGTTAAAGTTTCAATAGTCGTTAATGCTTCGCCATCACGAACGCTCATAGTATCAATAGCTGATTCTCTTTCGTTCTCATCTTCCATAGCCAAAATGCCATAGATTTCTTCTTTTGTCACATTACCACTCCTTTCACATATATTATAGCATAAAACAGCAAAAAAGTAAATATGTTTATTGACAAATAAAATAAAATGATTTATAATAAAATTAGGTGATATATTAAGTCATATAATGATTATGAAGCTTTATCTTGCAAGTGGATATCGCATGAATATGCTCGGCGGGGCGATTATAGACAATATATTAACCAACTTTATATAGTAGGCTCTCAGCAATGGAAAATAAAAATCCGTTTTGAGCCTATTTTTATTGACAAATTATATAATATATGTTATACTTATTATGTCCAAGGATGGACGGTATAATTTTTCATTTCTATTTGTCTCCTATTTGTTATTCACATATTTACGCTTACACAATCTGCAAAAGCGACGATTAAACCTCCACACCAGAAAGGTGATGGGGGTTTTTTCGTGGAAAATGTAAAGTGTATAGATACCC